CCCGGCAGAAAACGACGACGAGCTACTTTAAGAAAACAGAATAGATATCTGCTAAAAAAATCCTGACAAGGAGCACACACCACAATGAAAGAAAATACTCGTAAGCTGTACCGCGCTATGACCGCTCGTCTCGAAAAGACATACGGAGTCGAGAGCGTCATAACGCCTTTTTCCGCAACGCCTGAGCTTGAACAGCGCCTGCAGGATAGAATTGTCGAGCAGGATAATTTCCTCTCACGGATAAATGTTGTCACTGTTGGCGAGATTAAAGGTCAAAACATCCTTGGTAGTGCCTCCGGCCCAGCTTCCGGCAGAATTAACACTGCGGTTGACGGACAGGAACGAACCCCGAAAGACCTCCTCGGGCTCGATACCTTTGAATATCAATTGTATCAGACCAACTCCGATGTCTATATGCGCTACGCCACCATGGATGCATGGGCCAAGTTCAAAGATCTTGCCGAGCGTTATTCTCGATATCTTCAGCAACGTATTGCCAATGACCGTTGCCTGATCGGCTGGTATGGCGAATCCGCTGCAGCCGATACCGATCTTGTTGCCAATCCGATGATGCAGGACGTCAACAAGGGATGGCTCCAGTACATGAAGGACAATAAGGCCGCAAATATCCTCACCGAAGGCGCGAACGTGGGTGAGATCCGGATCGGTGCAGATGGTGATTTCCTCAATCTTGATCATGCAGTCGCTGATCTTGTTGACGGTATTCCCCCTTTTCTCCGCCAGGATCTTGTTGCCCTGATCGGCAGCGAGTTGATGGGCATGGAAAAGAGCGCTTTGTATCAGGCTATTGCCGCCAAGCCGACCGAGAAGAACCTTGCTCATATCTCCCTTTCCTCTTTCGGCGGCCTCCCTGCCGATACCCCGAACAACTTCCCCGCTCGCGGACTTGTCATCACCAGCTACAAGAACCTTTCCATTTATGTGCAGGAAGGATCTTGGCGCCGGCACTTAAAAGACAAACCGGAAAAAGACCGGGTTGAAGACTACAACGCCAGAAATGAGGGCTATGTCGTTGAGACCCCCGACGCTTTTGTCGGTGTCGATTTCACTAACGTCACCTTGCCTGACGGCATCGGCGGCTGGGCGTAATGCGCTGATCCTGGTGGGGCAACTCTCCAGGATCATTTTTCATGAAATCGAGACAGGACAATTGACATGGGTATTATGACCAACTTCCAGAAGAAGAAACAAGCGGATCCTCTCCACGGCGTAGGCCGGGGCAAAGGTGATTTCACTATAATCGCCACCATGCCGGTGTCGAAGATCGGCAAGCAACAAGCCGTTTCCGCTTTTGAAAAAGAACTTGAGTCCGATCTTGCAAAGCTGAAGTTTATCAAAAGCATCAAACAGAAAGAATCTGAAAAGGCCGAACACCTGGTTCCTAAGTATATGCCTGTTGTGGAGACGCTGCTTACTGCCGGATCTGCTCATCCTTTGTTGGGGCAATTTCTTGTCTGGCTGTTTGATATCAAGGACATCCACAAGGCCATGGCTCTGGCTTTCTACTGCATTGCCAACAAGGTCCCGATGCCGGAACGGTTCAAGCGTGATCTCCCCACCTATCTGTGTGACGTGGTTTTGGATTGGGCGGAAGCTGAATTTGAAGCAGGCCGAAGCGTCGAGCCATATTTCCAGAATCTTTGCGAAGCGGCAAAAGACTTTGAACTGGTCGACCAGATAACGGCGAGAATGTACCGGCTGAAAGGTTTAATAGCCATGGCCAGAGAAGACTACGCCCAGGCTGTTCTTGATTTGCAGGACGCAGAAAAATACGGAGCCAAGGTAAAAACAGCCCTGGCCCAGGCCGCTAAGAAAATGGAAGCGGAAACTGAAGTTTAACGAGCTCCCCACCCCCCGGTTGATCCGGCGCGAAAGGGGTATCATTTAGTTGACACCCCTTTCGTTGCCGGGACCGGCTTTAATGGACTGACTAATTATGAGCTTCACAGGATTTTCGGACGATATTGACCCGAGCATAATAGTTGCAAACGCCGCTTTCTGGCCTGATATCAACCTGGCGCAATTCCAAAGCGGATACAGATTGCCGGGAGAATACAGACAGGAAGTTTTACAGACGCGTTTGCAGCTGGCGATGATCTGGGCCAACGGACAGCTGGGCGACTGGAAGATTGAACAAGAGGCGCTTGGCTTCGTTGATCTTGATGCCGTTACCGGCAACGAAAGCGCTGATCTTGGAGCCGAAAAACGTTTGAATCTTCTGTATGTCCGTGCGGTTTCCTGTCATGCCAAGGCTATCTTGCTTGCGGATTATCAAACCATGATGCGCAAGTCGGATGCACAGAACGATGCCAAGGAATCTGAAGACACGGCGGACAGGTGGCACCATATGGCAACCAATGCCATCAACGATATCAAGGGATCTTTGAAAATCCACGCCGAGGCTCTGTAAATGGAAAAGTTATCACTGCTTGCCAAACATATAGAGTCCTTGCCGGGGATCACCCGCGATCAGATGGAAGCTTTTGCCGATCTGGGCAAGCTTATTCCCACTGGGAAAGACCTGGGCCACGGTCTTGAAATTGGCCGGTTTAAGTATGACGCGGTGATTTCGATTGAACGATGTCCGGCGGTGATTGCCTCTTTGCTGCTTTCTTCCTTGTTGGTCTGGCTTGACACGAACGATCCAAACCGGGATCGCTACAACCTAGCTGAACCGGATATTGATATCACCCTGGAAGATGAGCAAACCGTTTTCGTGCAGATCACTGTTGAGTTTGATGAAGCTCTGGCGATAGTCGAGGATCCGGACGGACCGCTGCTTTATTCCGGTAAACAGTGGAAGGTTGCGAGTGTCGGAATCGATGTGGCCGAATCGCTTGATAGCTTGGAGAAAGGCTGATGGCTCTTAGTGATATCAATTTTGATTCTGATCCACGCTCACGACTTAGGCTGAACGATCAACTTCAAGTGCTCAGTATGGGGCACAGAAGCCGTAAACGATTACTCAGTAAAATCGGAAATGAAATAAAGCAAGACACCCGTGACAATATCCATAGCCAAAAGACGGTTGACGGCTCCAGGATGGAACCTAGGCGCGGGAAAAAACGAAGATCCAAACGAAAACGTAGAAGCGCAAAAATTCTGTCCCGGATGGGAAAAGGGATGGTCACCCGTTTCAGAAATGATGGTTTTAGCGCAGACATTACCTGGAAAAATGCAGGGCAAGCCAAATGCGCCTACCGGAACCAGATGGGAATTGGTGAAGACTATAAGGCGGATAAAGACAAGGCTGTAAAAAGGGCTGAAAAAGAAGCAGGCGGCTCCAACCCATTCAAAAAACCAGCGACCAAACACCAGGCGAAAGCCTTAAACAAAGAGGGTTTTCGGTATCGCGTGGCAAGGGCACGAGGCAAAGGGGGCGCTGTTTTAAAAAGAGTTTCGCAAAAATTTATACAGGATCATTTAACCATGGGCCAAGCCGGTCTCATCCTCCGAATATTGCGAAGCGAAAGTGAAACTGGGACACAAAGCTGGAAACGTCCTTTACCTGCCCGACCGATACTCGGGGTGAGGCCGGAAGAAGCAGATAAATACCTTACTGCAATCGCCACAAGCGTCCTGCAGGATACTAAAAGAGCATAAGGAGAACCGACAATGCTTGGATCAGTACAAATTAACAAACTCAACCTGATACAAGGGGCGCTGCCCGATGTTGAGCGGCACTTTCTTTTTATCGGGGATTGCGCGACCAATGCCGGAAGCATCCTGACAATTGGCCCTGACACCGATCTTGACGCGGCACTCGGTTCGGAGGATTCCGTTTTGAAAACTCAGGTCCTGGCAGCTCTGCAAAATGCCGGACAGAACTTCATAGCCTCCGTCATGCCGATCCAGGACCCGACTACTTGGGATGAGGCTGTGGATTTCGCTATGGAGTCCATCACCTGTGAAGCCGTTGTCCTTGTTGATCCGATAACCGTCAACACCGACCTCGAAGCCATGCAGACCAAAACAGATGAAGTCATGGCGCTGTATATGCGGCCTATCTTCTTCATGGCTGCAGCCCGGGCAATTGATCCTGTTACCGAAACATGGGACGCATACATCACAGCTATTGAGCCATTGACTGAAAACGTTGCCGCCGATCAGGTATGTATTGTGCCTTATCTCTGGGGCGAAGACCTTGGAGCACTGGCGGGCCGTCTCTGTGATCGCTCTGTAACCGTTGCTGACACTCCAATGCGGGTTGCCACTGGGCCCCTATCCGGAGAATGGGCGGCACGGCCAACCGATATGAACGAAGCGGCCATAACCCTGGCGCAGCTTAAACAA